GGCGGTCTTGCCGGCCAGGCTCTCGTTGCGGAAATCGGCCGGGAAGTCCACGTCCGTCTCGAACTCGTCGCCGGCCGAGCGGCCGGTCAGGGCCTCGTCCANCGCCTTGAACAGGGTGCCCGAGCCGATCACGCTGCCGGCGCGCTCCAGGCCCTCGGCCGGGAAGCGGTAGTCGCCGGCNACGGCGCTGTANTCGAACATCACGAAATCGCCCTCGGCCGAGGCACGGGCGACGTCGTCGAAGCTGCGGCGCTGGGCGCGCAGGGTCTCGATCATCTTCTCGATGTCGGCGTCGGTCACTTCGGCCACCGGGCGCTTGATCTCCAGCGCGGCGACGTCGACGTCCGGGAACTCCGGCATGATCTCGAAGGTGGCGGTGTAGGTGATCTCGCCGTTTTCCGGCTGGCCGGTGGTGTCCACCGACGGGTTGGCGACCGGACGCAGGTTCTCCTGGTTCACGGCCTCGCGCAGGGTGGANCCGATCAGGTCGGACAGCACCTCGCCGCGCACCTGCGCGCCGAANCGCTGCTGGATCACCGTGGTCGGCACCTTGCCCGGACGGAAGCCCTTCAGGCGCACCGTGCGGCCCATCTCGGCGATGCGCGCGCTGACCTGCGATTCGAAGCGCTCCGCGGGGAACTTCACCGTGAGCTTGCGCTCGAGCTTGCCAACGTTTTCAACCGAAACCTGCATGACGTCTCCTGAATACCCGAAAGTGCGCGCCGACCGCGCCCGGCGGTCGTGCCGCCCGCAAAGAAACCCACCAATTCGATAAGGGATGGTGCGAAAGGAGGGACTCGAACCCTCACGGGGTTAACCGCTGGAACCTAAATCCCACCCCTTACCCTTTAAAACAGCAGGTTAGCGTAGCAAGTGCCATTCCAGGTGCCAAGTAGGTGCCAGGCGCCGCCGCCTGGGTGCCACAGCCAGGTGCCACGCGGATAAAAGTCGGGACTTAGGGGGAACGACAGTTCCCTCCCTAAAGGCTCCCTGAGGAAGCCCCTAAGCCCCCTATCGACATCGCCTCGGCCCGCCAGGACCGGGGCGTTTTCATTTCGTCACCCCAACAGGACGACGAGACGTCGCCCAACAAACCAGCTCACCACCAAGGCCCCCAAGCGGGGCCTTTTGCATTTCTGGAGCCCCCGCATGGATATCGTGCAGAACACCGAGCAAGACCTCAGAGCCCGGCAGATCGCCCTGGAAGAAGAAAGCCTGACCCTGGGCATTGACCGCTACCAGAAAGACCGACAGCGCCAGGAGGAGGCCGATGGCGGCCCCGGCCGGCGACTCATCCGCGACACCATCGAGCCCCTCTCCGCAGCCATCGAAGCTTTCGTGGCCGAGGCACGGAACGGCAAGCCCGGCAAGAAGCACACCGCGGTCCGCTGGGCCGAGAAGTTCCCTTCCGCAGAGCTGGCCTACATCACGGCCAGGCATTGCCTCAACGCAATCTCCTCTGGCGAGTCCCGCGTCCAGACGGTGGCCGAAGCCATCGCGACGTCCATAGAGGACTCCATCAATTACTCGCGCTTCCGCGAGGTCTCCCCTGGTCTGTACAAGCACCTCCAGACGGTGCTGAAGAAAAGCACCTCCCAGCGCCACTCGCGAAATGTCATGTCCGCGGCCATTCGCCGCACGGACCTGGACCAGTTCTCGTTTCCCGGTCAGGACGGCATCCACTTCGGCATGAAGATGGTCGAAACGTTCATCGAAGCCACCGGCATGGCTCACCTCTACCTGGACACCAGCCACGGCCAGGACCGCCGCCGAACGCTGCTGCGAGGCACCGAGCATGTACTCGACTGGCTCGACAAAGCGCACGACGCTGCGGCTCACTTCGCTCCTGTCCGCCTGCCCATGCTGGTCCCGCCGGCCCCCTGGCGCGCCGCCAAGGGTGGCGGCTACCTCACCGACGCGGGCGGCCTGGTCCCCATCGTTCGAACCCGCAACAAGGCGTACCTGCGTGAACTGGACAACGCTGACATGCCGCTGGTCTACGAGGCCCTCAACGCGATCCAGTCGACCCCTTGGAAGATCAACACGGCCGTACTGGAGGTCATGAAGGAAGCCTGGGAGGCCGGCGGCGGGATCGGCGACCTTCCCCATCGCGACCTCGAACCCGTCCCGGGCCTGCCCGTGGCCGCGGAGCACATGGACGCCTGGAAAGGGGAGCACCCCGAGGAGTTCAAGGGATGGAAGCGACGACGGTACGAGGTCTACGAGCGGAACGCGCGGAGTACCTCGAAACGCATCTCCGCCGCCAACAAGATCGCACTGGCCGCCCGGTTCGCCCCCGAGGCGGCCATTTTCTTTCCGCACTCCCTGGACTTCCGGGGCCGCGTATACCCCATCCCGGGCACCCTGAACCCCCAGGGTGACGACCAGACGAAGGCCCTGCTGGTCTTCGCCGAGGGCAAGCTGCTCGGCAAGGAGGGGGCCAGATGGCTCGCCATCCACCTCGCCAACGTCTTCGGCGTCGACAAGGTTCCCTTCGAGGCCCGCGTGAAATGGGTTCAGGACAACGAGGACGCCATCCTCGACTCAGCCCTAGACCCACTCGACGGTCAGCGCTTCTGGACCACGGCCGATTCCCCCTGGTGCGCCCTGGCCGCCTGCTTCGAATGGGCTGGCTATCGAGCGATGGGCGAGGACTTCGTCTCGCACATCCCCATCGCCCTCGACGGCTCCTGTAACGGCCTACAGAACTTCTCGGCGATGTTGAGGGATTCGGTGGGCGGGGCTGCGACGAACCTCATGCCGCTGCCGAAGCCTGCTGACATCTATATGGCGGTGTTGGACGTGGCCGCCGTGAAGATCAAAGCGGACGCCGAGGCGGGAAACCCCACGGCCCTCGTATGGGATGGCCGGCTCACCAGAAACCTCGTGAAACGCCCCGTGATGACCCTTCCCTACGGCGTCACAAAGGCTGGCATGCGTGACCAGATCGTGGACACCCTAAAGAAGGAGGGAGAGGACTGCGCCTGGGACGCTGCCCAATACCTCGCGGATGTTCTGTGGGCATGCATCGGGCAGGTCGTGATCGCAGCGCGGGTTGCCATGGATTGGCTGAGGGCCGCCGCCAAGGTGGCGGCCAAGGGCGATATGCCGGTGAGCTGGACTACGCCAGCCGGATTCCCGGTCCTTCAGGAGTACCGAGAAAGCACCGCGACCATCATCAAGACCCACGTCGGCGGCCGAAGGGTGGATATAAGTCGGAACGTAGAAGGAACAAAACTCGATGGCCGCAGACAGGCCAACGGCATCTCCCCCAACTTCGTTCACTCGTGTGACGCCTCGCACATGATGCTTACGGTCTGCACGGCCTCGGATAATGGCGTCAGATCGTTCGCGATGATCCACGACTCCTTTGGCACCCACGCTGCTGACACTGCAATTCTTGCCGCCTCCCTGCGTGCGGCGTTCGTTGACCAGTACACCCGCGAAGTCCTCACCGACTTTCGAGATGAACTCGCGGCGCAGCTAGACCCCGAGCTTTCCGCAACCCTTCCACCGCTGCCGCCATCCGGCGACCTGGACCTCTCCCTCGTGGAGCAGTCCGCATATTTCTTTGCCTAGACGATTGCGATATCGCAACCATTGAGGAAAATCATGAGCATCCAGTTCAATACCAGACTCGACACCTACACCGCCGTCGACGAGTTCGGCGTGGTTCTTGCGGTCTACGACCCGGCCACCCACGGCACCCTCGCGGACTTCCGCGCCTCCGCACGTTCGCTGGTGGAGGGCTGAGCGATGTTCGTCTACACCCCTCGCGATTTGATCGGCCTCGTGATCCTCGCGGTCTTCCTGTGCATCGCCATCCTGGTGTGGCTCCTGGCCGCCCTCGCCTGGCTGCGCGGCTGGACACGTCGAACCTGGAACTCCATCGCCTCACGCTGGAGTCGCCGCAATGGCTAAGAAGCGAACCGTCGCGCCCTTCTACACGAAGCGCATGTCGCGCATGGCCAGCAACGCCGACCGGCTCCCCCTGTTGCAGCGCCTCGCAGTCCACGCCGCAATCACCCAAGCCCTGAGCGCGCGCCGCACTGGCACGTACGCCCCGGATGCCTGACATCCGAACCCTACTCGGCTTCCGCGAACCCGTGGAAGCCGCTACGGGCGCGTTCCAAGTCATCAACGCTCTGCAAGACCTCCCTCCGGCCAACCAAGTCATCGCATTGGTGGCGGCCTTCTACCTCGTTACCGACGCACTCCGCATCGACCGCTCGCAGGCGCTTCACACGCTTGCGCGAATGGACCGCGACTGCGCCTACCAGAACGAGGACACCTTCAACGTCGTCCGCGAGTACGCCCGCGGAGAGCTGAACGAGAAGTACCGATGACAATCAACGTGCTCCTCCGGGACGCCTATCAGGAGCTGGATGACACCGGCTCCCTCTCCCGCCTCACCCGAGAAACCCTCATCCGCGCCGGGATCGACCCGGCGCTGGTAGAGATCGCCAACGAAGCAAGCAAGGAAACCGAAGAAGACTAATGGCAAACCCGAAGAAGCAACCGCCGCTCAACACCCCGCGCGGCGTCGCTGTGTTCCCGAGCCTCAACGTGCCGGATACCAAGTTCAAGCCCGAAGGCGAGTACGCCACACGCCTGGCATTCGAGCCGGGCGAAGAATCCACGCAGACGCTCATTGCGGAGCTGGAGCGCCGCCGGGACATCGCCTGGGACGAGCATATCGCGTCGCTCAAGGATGACGCTGAGCGAAAGAAGTTCACCAAGACCTACAGCAAGGCCCCGGTGTTCACCGAGGAAGTCGACAAGGCTGGTGACGAAACCGGCCGCATCCTCATCAACTTCAAGATGAAGGCCAGCGGCGTCAACAAGACCACCAAGAAGCCGTGGTCGCAGAAGCCGACCATCGTGGATGCGCGCGGCAAGAAGATGCAGAACCCGCCGGATATCTATGGCGGCTCCGTCCTCCGCATCGGCTTCGAGACCACCTCCGGCCCCGTGCCGTCGAGCAAGCTGTTCTACCTCTCGTGCCGCCTGTTGGCTGTCAAGGTTCTCGACCTGGTTACCAAGGGCGGTTACAGCGCCGATGCGCTGGGCCTCGGCGATGAAGAAGAAGGCTACGAGGCCGACGAAGCCGAACTGAGCGGCAGCGACAACCGAGGCGCCAACACCGGCAGCAGCACGTCTACCGACGCGGCCGACGAAGGCGAAGGCGATTTCTGATGTCGTCCTGACGGGACTCTTTGAAGCATGGACAGGGGCGGCGCATGTCGCCTCTGTTCCTATCCCCATCGAACCTGTTCCCGCTTCCCGCCCCCGCGTAACTCGGTGGGGTACCTACCACGCCAAGCCGTACAAGCAGTGGCTCGAAGCTGCCGAGAAGCATCTCCCCGGCCTGCTGTCCCGAATCGAGCACGAGACGAACCTTCTGGTCGTCGTCGAATCCGTCTGCACCAAAGCGAAGACGTCGAAGCTCGTTCGCCCCAAAGGTGACACCGACAACTACGCAAAGGGACCGCTGGATGCGATCACGCATTCCGAGCGCTACTGGAACGACGACGTCCAAGTAGTGGACCTCGTGAGCCGAAAGCGCTTCGCGGCGAAAGGCGAGCCTTCGCAAACCCTCATCCATATCTTCATCCTCAAGTGAAGCTCAAACCGCTCACCGCGGTGGACCGGCTCTACGTGACGTGCTCCATGACCCGCGACAGCGAGGACATCGGAGCCGCAGAGCTGGCCTCCGCGCATCGCCGGCAGGGCTACTCGCAAATCGGTGTCCACTACGTCATCCGCCGCAACGGCGCGATCGAGGATGGACGCTCGACGAGCCTGCCCGGCTCCATGTCCCGCGATATGAACCACCGCGCCATCCAGGTCTGCCTTATCGGCGGCCTCAACGATCACCTGGAGCCCTATGGCTCCTTCACCGCTGAGCAGCTGGCTTCCCTCCGAACGCTGCAAACGGTGCTCACCAACGATTTCACCGCAGACGTAAAGACCGTCTACGGCCCCGAGTCGCCCCTCAAGCCCCTTCGATAGGAGTTCCCATGAAGCTGTCCCGACAAGCACGTCTTGTGCGCGAGCACCTGCGCGCCGAGAAACACATCACCTCTTGGCAGGCCGAAGGTGTCTACCGCATCCGCCGCCTGGCCTCTCGCATCGACGAGCTTGTTGCGGCTGGCTACGAAATCCTGAAGGAAGAGCAGCAGGACGCCACGGGTCAGCGATACATCCGCTACTCGTTCAGCGACCTCCAGCGCCGGGCCGACAACCCGCTGCATCCGGCGCGCATCCGCGAGCCCCGCGTGACCTTCGCGCTGATCCGCAACGTGATGGATGAGATGGAGTTCGAGCCGTCCGACATCGAAGAACTGATCGCAAACCTCAAGGAGAAAGCATGACTCACAACGTGAACACAGCCATGCGCGAAGCATTCGCCAACGTCACCGTATCCAAGAGCCAGAAGCTTGAAGGAGCGGCGGCTCTGATCCTGTCGGCGCTCAAGCGCAAGGTCGGCATCACGAAGCGTCAGACCATGTGGTCCGTGCAGCGTGGAAAGAAGCGAGTCTGAGTTCCTACGCAAGGAGCCGTGCCCCAAGTGCGGCTCCCGAGACAACCTCGGGCGCTACAGCGATGGACACGGCCACTGCTTCGGCTGCGGCCACTACGACAAGGGTGACGGCGAGGCCGCCACTACGACAACCAAAGGACAGCGCGTGAGCGACTTCATCCACGGTGAGGTCGCGGCACTGGCAAAGCGCGGCATCACCGAAGAAACCTGCCGAAAGTTCGGCTACACCGTGGGCGACCACCACGGCAAGAAAGTCCAGATCGCCAACTATCGCCGCAACGGTGAAGTCGTCGCGCAAAAGCTCCGCTATGCCGACAAGACATTCTCGTTCAAGGGCGACTCGAAGCACTGCGGGCTGTTCGGACAGCACCTTTGGGGTGACGGTGGGCGCCGCATTGTCATCACGGAGGGTGAGATTGACGCACTGTCGGTATCGCAGGCGCAAGAGAATAAGTGGCCTGTCGTCTCCGTCCCCAACGGCGCGCAGGGTGCGAAGAAATCCCTGGCGAGGGAGCTGGAATGGCTTGAGAAGTTCGAGGAAGTCGTCCTCATGTTTGACATGGACGAGCCCGGGCAGGATGCGGCCAAGGAGTGCTCCGAGCTATTCACGCCCGGCAAGTGCAAGATCGCCCACCTCCAGGCCAAAGACCCGAACGAGCTGATCCAGCAGAGCAAGGCCCGAGCGATCATCGAAGCCATCTGGAACGCCAAGGTCTACCGACCGGACGGCATCGTTACCTTCGCGGACCTTCGCGACAAGGCGCTTGCGAAGCCTACTGACGGCCTGCCGTGGTTCCTTCCGACCCTCAACGATCACACCTACGGTCGCCGATACGGCGAGGTGTACTTCTTCGGAGCCGGCACGGGTGTAGGCAAGACCGACTGGTTCACTCAGGAGATCGAGCACACCGCCATCTCGCTCAACGAGAAGTGCGGCCTGTTCTATCTGGAGCAGCCTCCCGTCGAGACAGCCAAGCGCGTAGCCGGCAAGCACTCGGGAAAGCGCTTCCACGTTCCTGATGGGTCATGGACCGAGGAGGAGCTGAAGGAGTCCTTCTCTCACATCGAAGACAGCGGCAATGTCTTCATGTACGACTCGTTCGGTTCCACGGAGTGGCCCACGATCCTCGCCAAGATGCGCTACCTGGCAGTCAGCGAAGGCGTGAAGCACTTCTTCTTCGACCACCTTACGGCAGTGGTTGCTGCTGAGGAGGACGAGAGAAAGGCGCTGGAGAAGATCATGGAGGAGATCGCGTCCTTCGCTCAGGCGCACAGCGTCTGCTTCTACGGCATATCCCACCTCGCCACTCCCGAGGGCAAGCCCCACGAGGAAGGCGGGCGAGTGATGATCCGCCACTTCAAGGGCTCCCGAGCAATCGGCTTCTGGAGTCACTTCATGTTCGGCCTCGAACGCGATCAACAGGCAGAGGATGAGGAGGTCCGTCAGACCACCATCTTCCGCATCTTGAAAGACCGCTTCACGGGCCAAGCGACCGGCAAGGTGATCCCGCTCGGCTACGACGTGGGTTCGGGCCGCCTGTTCGAGAAGCAGCTGAAGACGTCCACCGACGACCTGTACGGCGACGAGTCCAAAGGTCAAGTCGGGTCAGGCGACTACTGATGGGCTCTACGGAGCCTGTCACGCACGTCGCCTACATCCCCAAGGACGCCCCGCTCACCGCGGCGGCGTCCGCGTGCTTCCCCTATCTCCCCAAGTCCGCACAGCAGGTCATCGCGCAATACCGCGAGGGCGGCCGACCTGTGCTCATCACCATCACCGTACAGGAACTCGAATGAACTTCATCGCCCGCCTGCTGGACCTCCTCTCCCCTTTCAGCGTCGACAACATCGTGCGGCGCCACGAGCGCGACGTGGCCCGTCTCCAACGCGTCGCTGACAACCGCCGCGCCGCCGCCGAAGCCGAAGCCTCGGCCGCACACGCCGCCCTGAACGCGGCCCGTGAGCATGCCGACGAGGCAGTCCGCGCCGAACGCATCGCCGACCGCATGAAGGCTCTGGTGGACTGACATGGATCACTTCCAAGCTTACGCAAAGGGAATCTTCGACAAGCTGCCTGCGTGCGTCGATGCGCTGGCCTACGTCGGTGGCGGATGCCTCCGTAGCTATTGGGATCGCACGCCGATCAAGGACTACGACCTTTTCTTCGGGAGTCACGAAGACTGGCTGCTGGCCTGCCAACGGTTCCGATCCGACCCGGCGTTCGTCGAGACAACCAAGATCGGCGAGGAGACGTACCCGAGCTTCCAGCGAGACGGCGAACCGCCGTTCAACCTGATCGGCTTCCGCTTCCACAAGAGCGCAGACGCGCTTTGCTCGTCGTTCGATTTCACCTGCGTCGCATTCGTGGCGGAGCGAACCGAGATGTACGGAGTGCCGCGCATGACGTGGCACAGCGATGCCATCCAGGACGCGTCACGCAAGCACCTGGTTTTCCAGAGCATCCAGCACATCGACCGCGTGGAACTCCGCGTCAGTCGATACGAAAGCTATGGCTACACGAAGACCAAGGACTTCATCCGGCGACTCCCGGAGTGCCATTTGGCACCTCGCTCGGCCGCCGGGGAGTACCAGTAACCTTTGCTCCTGTTCGACTGTGAAACGAACGGACTTCTCGACGAACTCAACACCATCCACTGTATCGCCGCGGTAAATCCCGATACCGGCGAAACCTACCGTGGGAACGATCATGGAGCGTCGTTAACCGTCGAGGATGTCCTTCGCTTGCTGATGAAAGCGGACTGCATTGCAGGCCACAACATCATTGGCTTCGACATACCAGCAATCCAGAAGGTCTACCCGTGGTTCAAGCCGAGGGGCTTGATCCGCGACACCCTCATCATGTCTCGGTTGATCTTCACGGACCTGGTGGACAAAGACTTCAAGTTCGCTAAGAAGACCCCGGCGTTCGGGAAGAACCTGATCGGCTCGCACAAGCTGGAGGCCTGGGGTATTCGCCTGGGCGAATGGAAGGGCGACTACTCGGAGGTCATGAAAGCACAGGGCATCGATCCCTGGGCGCGCTGGAACCAGGAGATGGATGACTACTGTCTTCAGGACGTGGTTGTCACGCACAAGCTGTGGCTCAAGCTGATCTCCAAAGGCTTCGGAGAGGAGGCCATCCAGCTCGAACACGACGTTGCTCCGATCATCGAACGCCAGATCCGATATGGGTTCCTGTTTGATGTCGAGAAGGCGCGTAAGCTTGAGATGGTCCTAGTGGCTCGACGGACCGACCTGGCTGATGCGTTGCGGGCGGCCTTTCCGCCGTGGCAGGGGAAGGATGGCGCGCCGTTCGTCCCCAAGCGAGACAACCAGGCCAAGGGCTACGTTAAGGGCGTTCCGGTTCAGAAGTACAAGACCGTCGTCTTCAACCCAGCATCTCGTGACCACATCGCTGACCGTCTCCAGAAGCTCTACAAATGGAAGCCCGCGCAGTTCACCGACGGCGGCAAGCCGAAGGTGGATGAAACGACCCTTGAGGGTTTGACCTACCCCGAAGCCGAGCTTCTCCGTGAGTACCTGATGGTGGAGAAGCGCCTCGGCCAGCTCTCCGAGGGCAAGCAGGCGTGGTTCAAGTCCATCAAGAAGGCCACGGGACGTATCCACGGGCGCGTCACGCAGAACGGTGCGGTCACCGGCCGTATGACCCACAGCAACCCCAACATGGCTCAGGTGCCGAGCTGTGGCGCGCCGTACGGCGAGCAGTGCCGCGAGCTGTTCCACGTTCCCAAAGGCAAGAAGCAGGTTGGTGCGGACGCCTCCGGTTTGGAGCTGCGCAACCTAGCTCACTTCATGGCCCGGTGGGACGGCGGCGAGTACGCCAAGGTGATCCTCGAAGGTGACATCCACAGCGTGAACCAGACCGCCGCCGGCTTGCCAACCCGCAACAACGCCAAGACCTTCATCTACGCCTTCTTGTATGGCGCGGGTGACGAGAAGATCGGGTCGATCATCGGCAAGGGGCGCAAGGCTGGTCAGCAGCTCAAGAAGCAGTTCCTCCAAGGCCTCCCTGCCCTAGGCAAGCTCCTCGACGGAGTGAGGCGCGCCGCGAACCAGCGTGGCTACCTCATCGGACTAGACGGCCGAAAGCTGCACATCCGATCCGACCATGCGGCGCTTAACACGCTGCTTCAATCCGCAGGAGCCGTCGTCATGAAGAAGGCGCTCGTGATCCTCGACAGTCGTCTACAGGATATGGGCTTCGTGCCCGGGGTGAACTACGAGTTCATCGCCAACATCCACGACGAGTTCCAGATCGAGTGCGACGAGGACATTGCCGAGATCGTGGGGAAGACCGCGGTGGAGTCCATTCGGGCCGCAGGAGACCATTTTGGTTTCCGCTGCCCTCTGGATGGTGAGTTCAAGATCGGAAACAACTGGAAGGAGTGCCATTGAGGACACCGGCCACTCCGGCCAGTCGTCTTCTGTCACTCACGAAGTACCGGGCGCAGAAGCGGGACATCGTCTTCAACCTCACGCTAGAGGATGTGGCGATTCCCGACTTCTGCCCCGTGCTGGGACTGCCGCTGTACCGCAACTCCGGAGGCCGAGCCCAAGGCCCCAACTCGCCCACTGTGGATCGCGTCGACCCCGACAAGGGCTACGTGAAGGGAAACGTGAGGGTCATCTCGGCCCGAGCGAACGCAATCAAATCCAACGCGACCCCGGAGGAACTCCTCCGGGTGGCCGCCTATTTTCAGGAGAACCGTTAATGAAGCACCCACTGTCACCCGCAGAGAGTGAGCGCCTGGCCGGTATGCACGCGGATATCGCCAGCGCTCGGCGGGAGATCAAGCGCGCAAAGGAAGCCATCCGCGACCTCGAAGGTGAGGCCAGCAATAACGTCTACGATTCGATCGAGGACGCCGAAAGCTGCATTGAGGAGGCGTTGAACGAGAAGGCCTCTTCCGATTGCGAGGGCTCTTACAACTGCGGCCTCGACACCTACGAGCAGATGTTCATGGTGGACGGCGCGGTGTACCAAGCGCGGCTGCATGTCGATTACAACCGCCACGACAAGCGGTACTACTACGTCGATGGAACCACCTTTGAGACCGTGAAGGTGTCCACATGAACTTCCTCTCCCTCATCGTTCCCGCCGCCAAGTTCGTCTTCGGCGGCATCATCGACACCATCAACCAGAATCGTGCCATCAAGGCTCGCGAGAACGCCGCTGAGCACAACCTCAAGCTGGCCGTGCTGAACGCCAAGATCACCAAGGCTCAGCAGGACGGCCAGTGGGAGATCGAGGCGATCAAGCGCTCCGGCTGGAAGTCGAATGCGCTGTTCGTGATCGTGATGCTCCCACTGGTTCTCTGCTTCATCCCTGGGATGGTGCAGTACGTGCAGGGGGGCTTCATTGCGCTCGACGCGGCGATCCCTGACTGGTGGAAGGCGATGGTCGGAGCGACCGTCGCGGTGTCCTACGGCCTCAAGCAGTTCTCCAAGTGGCCCCTTCGGAGTAAGTCCAAGTGAGCAAACCCACGACCAGGGCGGAACTTCAGCGCCAGATCGAAGCCATGCAGGCGTCCATCAATGGCCTGCCAGAGCACAAAACGCTCGCCGTGTGTAGCGATAACTTCCTGCCGTGCAGCGCGCTTGAGCGACGCACTGACCTGCACGAACTGGACCGCTACCGAGACCACGTGAAGCGCGGGCTTGTCCACCAGCTCGTGGACACCCTGATCCACTCCGGTGCCGTCGAGTTCCAGGAGCACCTAGAAGAAGACTACCGCCGCTTCGGCAAGTCCCTGCGCGTCACCGCGAGACTCAAGATCGCCGCGTGAGCCTCACGCTCCTGATCGACGCCGACGTTCTCCGCTACCAGCTGGCCTTCTCGAACACCAAGACGTTCCAGTTCGACGACGATGACTCCGCAACGGAGATCACGAACTCCGAGAAGGCCAAGGCGGACCTAGAGGGCTACATCGAGGACCTCTGTGACACGCTCGGCGCTACCGACTTCCTCTTGCCCCTGTCGGTCTCCACCAACTTCCGTAAGGCCCTCTACACGGACTACAAGGCCAACCGCGGCGGAAAGCCAAAGCCAACACTGTGGGATGCTGTGGACGGCTTCCTCAAGGAGCTGTACGCCGACCGGATCATCACGAGGGAGTATCTGGAGGGGGATGACATCCTTGGCCTCCTGGCGACCGCCCCTGCGCCCAAGCGGTGCCCCGGCAAGCGGATCGTCGTGTCCATCGACAAGGACATGCAAACCCTTCCCTGCCGTCTTTATAACCCCCAGCGACCTCAGCTCGGCACCCGGACGATCTCCGTCCATGAGGCGAACCTGTTCTGGATGAAGCAGGCGCTCACAGGGGACACCACTGACAACTATCCGGGATGCAAAGGGATAGGACCGAAGAACGCGGACCTCATCCTCAACCCGCTGCACGAAGCGTCGCTCGATTGCGACCCTGACATCCACTTGACGACGCTTTGGAACGCCGTGTACGAGACGTTCGAGGCCAAGGGCTTCACAGGGGCGGACGCCTTAATCCAAGCACGCCTGGCGCGAATCCTTCGCCACGGCGACTACAACTTCAAGACCAATGAGGTGAACCTCTGGAAACCATGAAGATTATCGGCATCTCGGGTGTAGCCCGTAGCGGCAAGGACACTCTTGCCAAGATGCTGATCTCTGAAGCTGGCGAAGCTGTGCACATGTCCTTCGCCGCTCCTATCCGCGAGTTTGTTGCACGACTACTAGGATTGCCCCTAAAGGACCTTCTGGACGGCCCGGTTAAGGAACAGCCGATCCCGGAATTGGGCGGGAAGTCCCCCCGCCAACTTATGCAGACCCTGGGGACCGAATGGGGCCGGGAGATGATCGATCCGGACCTCTGGATCAAGGTCGCCCGCTGGCGGCTTGGCGACCTGAAGAAGGACCTGTTTCCGCCCAAGATCGTCGTCTTCTCTGACGTTCGCTTTGACAACGAAGCCGAGATGATTCGGAGTATGGGGGGCACCATCGTCGTCCTCAGGCGCCCTCACGCGACTCAAGTCGAGGCCCATCGCTCAGAGGCAGGGTTAAGCCAGTTTTTGGCTACCGACATAGTTATCGACAACTCGGGCTCAATCTTCGACCTCAACGTCGCCGCTCGACGGCTTCTTGCACGTTTCTAGTCTGCGGGTGCAAGGGAACCGTACGCGCGCGGATCGATTCCACGGCCTCGCCCGCATGCAGCGCAAGGTGCGCTTCCGCCTCACTTAGTACCTGCACCGCAAATCCCTGCACCGACGCGTAAGACAGAATTGCGTCTTCTACGTCTGTTTTTGTCACGGCAAAGTCAGTCGCCGCCTTAGGATGGGTGAGCCTATTTCGAACAACGACGCTTGATTCAAGGAGCGCGAGCGCCTTCCGCGAAAGCGAGGGCTCGTAACGGATAGTTTCAATGCGTTTAATCAGGTGCTCTATTAAGCGTAGGCTGGTAGACACGGGGATGAAGTTGGACTTCGATTTCACCACTCCGTTGTTGGCCACGAAATAGGCTTCATCACGCAACGCTGCCAGTTCGAGACTGGAGTAGGAATCCGGATACTTGTCACAGACCTTCAGCATTAGGTCCTTCATGTGCCAGACAAGGGCTTCCATAGCCGCGAACACGGTCCGCACCGCTGTGCGGTAACTTCGGACGCTCATTTCTGCCATAGCGTCATCAAACGCCGCCTGCGCGTCGTCCGAAAGCACTCCAACCAGCGATTCTTCTTGGAGTTCGGTTCTCGCTTCCATTGCCCTTCCTCCGTTTTGTTTTGATTGTACGGCCCATGTCCATAAGGAGTAAAAGCCGGAACATAGGAGGAAACCCGTTTGCTCCCCTAAGGAGTCCCTTAGGTCACCCCCTCGTTTCCAAAGGGCTCCTATGGACCAAATCACCCTCCACGCCTACGACCTGATCGACTCGCTGGCTCAGGCCTATCCCGAGGTCACCTACGACCCTGCGGAGGACCACAACGAGTTCCTCATGCGATCGGGCGAACGACGCCTCGTGCTGCGCCTCCTGCGCTTGCGGGCTCGGGAACAAGACGACCGCAATGGGCGGTAAACCCAAGGCACCCAAGCCCACCGAGCAGGAACGCCCCGCGATCCTCACGACGGTGCGCGATGGGTACTCCGCAGCTGAAGCCGGCTCCGAGGCATCAACCATCGGCCGGAAGAAGCTGCGCATCGACCTCAACAGCGCCGCCACCGCGGCCCCATACGGTAGCTCCCTGGTCATTCCCACTTGACCCAGCAGAAGCCGCAGACCGTCCAGGCAGCGGCCCGTTACCAGAAGCTCAAGTCCGACCGTAACGAGGCAGAGTCCCGCGCCAAGAAGTGCGCCGCACTCACGCTGCCAACGCTGTACAAAGAAGTCACCAAGGGCAAGTCCACCAGTAACCGGACGACCCCCTACCAAGGGACCGGCGCCAAGTGCGTCAACTCCCTCTCCTCCCGCATCCTCCTGGCGATGCTCCCGGCGAACGCGAGCTTCTTCAAGCTCTCGCCGGACGGCATGGACGCGGCCCAGCTCGCCGAACAGGCAGGCATTCAGCAAGGCGAGCTTGAGATGGGCCTCGCTGAGATCGAGCGGACTGTCATCAACGACATCGAGACCTCCGCGATGCGCAGCGTCCTCGGCACTGCCGCACGGCACGCCGTCGGTGTCGGAAACGGCTTGGTGTTCGTCCCTGACGACGGTAACGCCAAGTTCTATCCCCTCACCCGCTACGTCGTTCACCGCGACGGCATGGGAAGCGTGCTGGAAATCATCACGCTCGATAGCGTCGCTCCTTCCACCCTCGACGAGGGTCTGCGGACCACGCTGAAGCTGGATGAGAACAACGGCGGGTCGGCCCAGGACCAAGGCCCGGAGAAGGACGTCGAGCTGTACACCCGCGTGTACCGCGACGGAGACCTCTGGCAGGTATACCAGGAGGTCAACAGCATCATCGTGCCGGGTTCGGATGGCTCCTACCCCATCGACGCCTGCCCCTGGATTCCCTTCCGCCTTCCTGTGGAAGACGCGATGGACTACGGCTCAGGCCTGATCTACGACTACTTCGGCGACTTCGATGCGCTGGAGAAGCTGACCAAGGCCGCCCTCAAGGGAGCTGCCGCGGCTGCGAAGGTTCTGTGGGCTCTCGACGAGAACGCGTCGATTCGTCCGCAGGAGATCACAAAGGCCGAATCCGGGGATGTGCTGCGCTTCAAGGCGAGCCAGCTCCAGGCAGTCTCTCAAGACAAGTACGCGGACTTCCGCTTCGTTACCGAGTTCATCGATACGCTCACCCGTCGCCTTGAGGCCGCCTTCGGTGTTCGTACGTCGATTCAGCGTAACGGCGAACGCGTAACCGCGGAGGAGATTCGCTATCTGGCGATGGAGCTGGATGAAGTCCTCGGCAACGTCTACTCGCTCCTGGCGGAAGATCTAATGATCCCGCTCGTACGCCGAGTGATGGACCGCCTCCAGCGCACCCGCCGGCTCCCTGAGCTACCGAAGGGCCTCATCAAGCCTCGCATCGTCGTTGGCGTAGCGGCCCTGGGCCGCGGCCAGGATATGCGGAAGCTGATCGACTGGAGCGAAGCCGCGAAGAACGCCATCGGCCCCGAGGAGTTCGCGACCCGGGTCAACTCCGGTGAGCTGCTGTCTCGACTTGGCGCGGCCTCCGATCTCGTCATGAAGGGTCTCATCCGCAGCGACGCGGAACTCCAGCAAGACCAGCAGAACCAGACCATGCAGCAGGCGGCCATCCGAGCTGCCCCCAACATCGCAAACGCCGCAATGGCACAACAGCAGCCCCAAGGAGACATGAGTGGCAACTGACACTCCGCAGACCGAACAGACCGCCGAGAAGCCGGCCGATCCGAAGCAGAAGCCGAAGGTTGGCGCGCCCGATCCCCTGGCGAAGTACAAGGAAGCCGACGAGCGCGACGGCGGCCTGACGATCTACAACTTCCGCTGATTCCATGAGCGAACAGTCGCAGATCACCCTCTCGACGGAGCAGCCGCCCGTCGATCCGGGCCAGCAGCAGACCGAGACCACCTACGGCGGCTACAAGACCGTCGAGGAGCTGGTAGCGGCCCATGAGGCCCTGAAGACCACCCAGCAGGCTCCCAGCGGTGAAGGCACCGGCAACGAGGCCCAGCCGCCAGCCAAGACGATCCCCGAGGGCGAAGGCGGCGACGCCGAAGCTCAGAAGGCCGTCGCCAATGCCGGCCTCGACTGGTCCGCGCTCAACAACGAGTACGCGGAGCACGGCAAGCTCTCCGATGAGACCTATGCGTCCCTGGAGAAATCGGGCATTCCTCGCGCCGAGGTGGACACCTACATCGCGGGTAAGCAGGCCCAGGCCGATGCCTACGACACGGCGGTCTTCAACGCGGCCGGTGGCGCCGACAGTTACAAAGCCCTGATCGAGTGGGCAGCAAACAACCTGTCGAAGGACGAGAAGGTCGCATTCAACGAGGCCGTGCAGTCGGGCAAGCCCGCCGTGGCCGCCCTCGCTGTCGAAGGTCTCTCCTCGCGATTCGCCGCCAAGCGCGGCACGCCGCCTGGCCAGCTCCTGAGCGGCGGCGGCAACGGCGCCGGCACACAGCCTTTCAAGTCCCACAACGAGATCACGGCTGCGATGCGAGACCCCCGCTACAAGACCGACCCTGCATACCGGCAGTCCGTCACTGATCGCCTCGCACAGACCGAGTTCTGAAAGCACATCGGCGTGAGCCGACAACCACGCCCGTCGTGAGACGCGCTCACATAAACGCAACAAGGAAGCACGCAAGAACTAATGGCTAACGCCAATCCGAACCGCCTTGGTCAGGTAAAGAATACCGGCGACGACAAGGCGCTGTTCATGAAGCAGTACGCGGGCGAGGTGCTTACCTCGTTCGTGGAGGAGTACAAGCTGGCCGGCAAGATCACCGAGCGCAGCATCCAGCACGGCAAGTCGGCCTCGTTCCCGGCCATCGGCACCATCGGTTCCGAGTACCACGTACCGGGCACCGAGATCACGGGCATGAACGTCCAGCACGGCGAGGTGATCGTTAACCTCGACCCGATGCTCATCTCTCACGTGTTCATTCCGAACATCGACGAGGCGATGAACCACTACGACGTTCGCAGCGAGTACACCAAGAAGCAGGGCTCCGAGCTGGCGAAGCAGCGACAGCTGAACGAGCTGCGCTGCGCGATCCTTTCGGCTCGCAAGACCGCAGGTCCGGTTGACGGCATCCCGGGCGGCATGATTATCACGGCCGCCGACATGGCAACCAACACCACGAAGCTGGTGGACGCCATCCGCGCCGCTCGTCAGAACTTCGACGAGAAGGGCGTGCCGGACGAGGACGTGACCTGCGCCATTAAGCCGCTCCAGTGGTACGCGCTGACCCAGGTGAAAGACCTCGTGAACCGAGACTTCAACCCGCAGTCGGCCGACTCGCTGAAGGATGCGGTGATCTACTCGGTCGCTCGTATCCCGCTGCTGAAGACCAACCACATGCCGACCGCGAACGACACGGCTAACGCCGCTCTGGTCGCCTCGCGTCGCGCTGACTTCAGCAAGACGATCTCGGTGGTGTTCCACAAGTCCGCCGTGGCGACCCTGAAGCTCCTGGACCTCGCGGTCGAGGATGCCTACGACGTTCGCCGCCAGGGCACGCTGATGCTGTCGAAGTTCGCGCTGGGTCACGACCCGCTGCGCAGCGACGGTGCCGTGGAAATCGCGGTTACCTAAGCTCCTCCCCTACCCGTCACATCGGTCACTCCGGTGTGGCGGGTTTTTTTCGTCCGAAGGAAACCATGGAACTCACGCCAACCACCGAACTGGAAGCCGTCAACGAGATGCTCAAGGCCGTTGGCGAGGTTCCAGTGAACACCCTCGAAGACCTCGGGTTCACCGACGCAGCCGTTGCGCAGAGCACTCTGCGCACGAAATGGCGCGAGCTGCTAACGCGCGGCTGGTACTTCAACAAGGATTACGACTACACCTTCACGCCATCGGCGGACGGTCGAGTCGCGATTCCACTCAACGTCCTCTCCGTTACCCCATCAACTGCCGAAGGTCGGCGCATCGTGCCGCGCAACGGCTTCCTGTGGAATGCAACGGACAAGACCGACATATTCGCACGAGACGACGGCCCCACGGCCAACGTCGTCTGGCTATACGACTTCGAGAAGCTCCCTGAATCGGCGCGCCGGTATATCACCGTCGTGGCCGTCACCAAGTTCCAGTCCGATCAGCTGGGCGCCGAAGCGAACTACAAGTACACCACTGACGACGAGCGCTTTGCGCGGTCCGTCCTCGTGGATGAGGAGCGTCTCTACGAACCGCGCGGGAACATGTTCAACGATTCCCAGGACGTCCTTGAGGTCTGGCAGCGCTAATGCCGCTGATCTCCGGAACCATCCCGTCGATGATCGGCGGGGTCTCCCAGCAGGACTCCTCAGTACGCCAGCCGTCCCAGCTTGAAGAAGTGATCAACTGCACCCTGAGCCCAGCGCGCGGCGCCGGCCCCCGGCCGCCCGCAACGTTCGTCCAGGTGCTCGCTTCCGACATCCCTGAGAACGCCTTCTTCCACTCCATTGTCCGTGACGCTCGTGAGCGGTACATCGTCGTCGCCTACCAAGGGCGCATCCGGGTCTTCGACCACGTCACCGGTAAGGAGTATCGCGTCGTATTGGACGAGGCCAGCAAGGCCTACCTCAACACGCAGTTCGACCCTTACCTCTCCCTGCGAGCCGCGACCATTGAGGACTACACGATCATCGCGAACCGCGAGGTCGTCGTCCGCATGACCAACGAGACCACGCCGGGGATCATCTCGGCGACTGTTCAGACCTTCCAAGACCTTCCCAAGGACTCGTCTGGCACTGCCATATACGAGGTGCGCGGCGCGGCCGACAGCAGCTTCGGGCGCTACTACGTGCAGGGGGCGGGGTACAAAGTGTGGCAAGAGGTTGCCAAGCCTGGCACCTTGTCCACCCTAGACCCGGCGTCCATGCCGCATGGACTGAAGCGAATCCCGGACGCGGTGAACCCGGACGGGTTCTATTTCAGTTATGGCCCTCTCGTTTACGAGAAGCGCCAGTCGGGTGACGAGAAGTCTGTACCGCCTCCGTCCATGGTAGGGCAGCGCATCGGCAACGTCAGCTATCACCGGGACCGTTTGGTCATCGCTTCCGGCGAGAACGTGCTGATGTCGGAGATCGGCCGCTACTTCAACTTCTGGCGGACCACGGTCACTTCGCTCCTCGACTCCGACCCCATCGACATCGCAACGCCGTCCGAAGGCGTCTCGGAGATCACTCACATGATCTCCTATCAGAAGGTTCTCCTTCTGTTCGCCTCAGGCAACAAGACCGTGTTCCAGCTGAGCGGCGTTCCCACGCTGACCCCCAAGACGGTCAAGCTCGACCTGGTGAACTCGTTCGAGGTATCGCCGACCATCAAGCCGGTCATGGCAGGCACTAGTCTGTTCTTCTGCGACGACAGCTCGAAGCGTGCATGGACGACGGTACGCGAATACTTCGTGTCCAACGAGCAGGTAACACCGGAAGCGGCCAACGTCACTGCACATGTCCCTGCCTACGTGCCGGGCAAGACGCGGTGCCTCACCGCCGTCCCCGATGCCGACCTCTTGCTGATGTCCCACCTGACGCAGTCCGGCCCACAGGTGTATGTGCACCAGTTCAAGTGGGCCGGGGACCAGAAGCAGCAGTCCGCGTGGCACCCTTGGAAGATCGAAACGGTCGGCACGGTTGTACACATGCACGCCATCGGCCCGGACCTGTTCCTCGTGGCGAAGTCGCCCGGAGGTGGCGTCGAGTTGTTGAAGATGGACCTATCCCAGGCCCCGGTGTTCCAGCTGGTCTCGCCAGACTTCGACATCCATCTCGACCGGCGTGAAGTCGTGCAGCCCGTGTATCAGCCTTTCGGCAACTACACCGACATCACTGTTCCGTTCGTCCTTCCCACCCTGGAGAACCTTGTCGTCCTGAAGACTACCGATTGGGATTCCCCAGGCGCGTACCTGGAAACCACAGGCGTCTCGCTAGTCAACGGCGGGCAAACCCTCCGGCTCCAGGGCAACAAGGCTCAGGGGCGTGTGGTAATCGGATATAGGTATCGACGCCGCGCGACGTTGTCACAGCAGTTCTACAGAGACCAGAACGGCATCTCCAAGCTGATCGGACGTCTCCAGCTCAGGCGGATGACTGTCCGGTTCTCGGCAGCGACGTACTTCCGATGCCTGGTTTACCCCAAGGGGCGCCCTGAGGCGATTGACTCGCTGGTTCCCCAGCTGGTCCATACGTTCGCCGGGCGGACTGTGGGCGATGCCGCGTTCCGCTTCAGCACGCCGCAGCTCCAGGACGGCACCTACACGTTCCTGGTGGCCTCCCGCGCCGACAACGTACGCATCGCCTTCGACAGCGACTCGCCCTACCCCTGCTGGTGGCAATCGGCCACGTGGGAAGCCCTCTACACCACCAAGGTACGAATGTGAGCATAACGATTCACGCGGTGGTGCCTGAGGCGCTGCAAGACCTGTCGGAGCGTCTGCACGACGATGATGTAAGGGAACTCCTGGCCTATGGCTGGGAGTCACCCCTCGAAGCCCTGACGTACTCCATCGACAACTGCCGCGAGACCTACATGGTCTCCTGGCATGGGAAGGTGCAGGGCATCTTCGGCGTCGCTGACTACCCACACGATACCCGCTTCGGCACGCCTTGGTTCCTGTCTACGGGACCGCACGGCGCGATCCGTAGGCAGTTCCTCAGCCTTTCCCGCAAATACATCGAGGCCTGGTCTCCGATGTACCTGGGAATGTTCAACCTGGTCGACGCCAACTACGTCCGCGCACAGCGCTGGCTAATGCACCTCGGCTTCGCCCCGCTGAAGGTCCACGACATCAACGGCAACCGTTTCATCGAATTTGGATACCACACCACATGTGCGCTCCCCTAGCCATCCCCTTGGCCCTGGCTGCGGTGTCGGTCGGCGTCGGCTTGTTCCAAGCCAACCAGAACAAACACGCCGTTGAGGCCCAGCTCAAGGAACAGCAGAGGCAGACCAACGAACAGGCATCGGCGCAAACGGAGGACCGCATCAAAGCGGCCCGAGAGGCCCGCGCCGCCGCGCGCGCCGCCGCCGCAGAGTCCGGCGTGGCCGGCAACTCCTCGGACGCCGTCTTGACCGACATCCAATTCCAGGCCAGCCGAGACGTCTCCCGCATCGAGAAGAACCGCGAGAACGGATTCACCGAGGCCGGCATGCAAGCCAACACCCGCTTCGCGGAGATCAACGGCCAGTTGGCCGCCTCAATCGCTCAATCCGCTTCCGTTGCCGCCACTGCCGGCGGCGCAAAGCAGAAACCCTGAGATAACCCATGCCCCGCTACGACATCACCCGAATCGACCAGCGACCGCCTGTCGACTCCTCGCAGAGCGCGAATGTCCCCCTACAGGTCCGCGCGAGCATCGACTCGGCTGGCCGTGGCGGGATCGGCTGGTCCGTCGCCCACGCGCTGAACCGAGTTGCCGGCGAGATGGTCGATACGCAGTCCCGCACCGCTGACCGCCAGCGAGCACGCGACGAGCAAGCGCAGCTGGAAAAGGACAAGAAGGACGGCCAGGCCGCGGCGGCCGAAGCCGCCGTCACCGGTGTCCAGAAGACCGCCAACGAGCTGGAGGCTCACGGCAAGGTCTACACCCAGGCCTACCAAGAGTCGGACGGTGTGCGCCATCGTTACCAGTTCGAGCAAAGCATCAAGCCCGAGCTTGCGCGTCTGGAGCCAGGCTCCGACATCAACGACTTCATCCAGTCGAAGGCGCAGGACTACGTCCAGAACAACGAGATGCCTGAGGAGTCTCGCAAGTCCTTCATGATGGCCGTCGCCAAGGCACAGCCGGAGTGGAAGATCGAATACTCCAAGCACGAGATCAACGAGTCCCTCAAGCGCGATGAGGAGAACCACGGCGCCATCCTCTCCGGAGAGATGGTGCGGCAGAAGACCCTCACTCCAGAGATGATCTCCGCAGTCCGCGACAGCATGGATACCGCAGGCATCCATGGAGAGCTTCAGGACGACATCATCGTCAAGGCGATTGTGCCGGCGCTTCGCTCCGGTGAGATCAACATCGAATCCGCGATGAAGACCATCGACGGCAAGTTCGGTGCGAAGGGCCGTGTACTCCACGACGTGTACCGCGAGCAGATCGACAACGCCGCCAAGGAAGGCCGGGACACTCAGGAGAAGGCGCAGAAGAAGTCCCAGGAGGACGCGCTAACCCATGTCTCCTACATGCTCAACGACAAGGCTGACGGCGGACGGCTCGGTGACAAAGAGATTGATCTATATCGCCGGCAGTACAGCATGTCGCCAGAGTGGGCGGTGTCGCTCCACAATCGGAACCGTGAAGCTCAGCAGAAGGCCGCCAAAGAGGGTGAGAAAGAGGCGGACTTCCGCCGCAACCTCAACATCGGGTTGAACGGCGACGCCATCCATGTTGAAGGCGCCGGCTACAACGACGTCGTGACAGCCGTCGAGAAAGGCCTACAGACGACTATCGCCGACGGCATCCAGCGAAACGACTTCGCCCAAGTCCCTCGCTACCTGGTGGCGGCAGCTCGCAACAACATGAAGCTTGAAGGCTTCGGCAGGATCATCAAAGGTCTCGCCGACTCTGATAACCCCGACAGGTTTACCAAGGCCCACGAGCTATACAAGCTGGCACAGAACGTTGCGCCTGGCTACGTCGATGCGAACCTCGACGACAAGACTCTGGCGACCATGAAGTCCTATGACCGGCGCATTGAGGTCTACCGCGACACGCCTCAGCAGGCACTACAGGCCTCCCGTGCGAAGCCTGACGCCTCACCTGAGCAGTTGCAGCGCGCCATGTCGGACTTCGACAAGAAGAACAAGCCGAACAAGCCGATCATCGACAAGTTCGATGACAGCCAGTGGCTATCTTGGTCTCCCCACGGGGCCACGAAGGTCGCCAACTGGGACTATGTGAACCGCGAGATTCGCGGCTACGTTGCGGACGCCCACAAGAACGGTCAGTTCCTTGATGACCCCTCGGGCGCCCTCGAATACGCGCAAGCGAAGTTCAAAGCCGAGAACGTCCAGGTTGGTAATCGCTTCGAGAAGACCTACGGAACGGTGGCGTCCCCCGAACAGGGCGAGAAGGTCGGTGCTGCCATGACCGAGCTTGGCAAGGCGTGGCACGAGAAGCTGGTCAAGGACAAGGCAATCGATCCTGAGGACTCGGTGGGTTTTGCCCCACTGCCAAACGCTCCCAACAAGTGGGCGCTGTTCAACACTGTCGGGAATGTCCGTCGTCTCGCGGTCCACGAGGTCGAGGTCACTGACCCCAAGACCGGCGAGAAGCGCATCGAGACTCAACCCGTCTATGCAACGGCCACGGACGTCACCAGGGCCTATGGCGACTGGAGGAAGCAGGAAGACTCACGCGCCTCCGTTACCAAGCAGGGGCTCGAACAGTACGGTCTGAACGGCCTACTCAACTCTAAAGACCCGAAAGACCTGACGGCGAATCTGGACAAGTGGATCGACCAGAACATGACGCCGGAGGATGCGAACGATTTGCGGCTTAAGCCTGCCCAGGTCGAGCACGTGAAGAAGCTCACCGCGGCGCGCGAGTTTGTCAACGATCCGCAGCGCGTCCCTCAGTCCTTCTCGGACTTCATCAAGCTCACCAAGTAAGAGGACAAGATGGCCGACTTTCCGAACATACCGGCTAACACCACTGAGTTTGTTCCGACTGTAGGCCAACCGGCCCAAGTAGTCACGGACAAGCAGCACCGCATAGCGGCTGAAGAAGCCCAGCGGATCAAGGACAACACGAGCGCCTGGGACTTGATCGGCGCCCACGCGGCCACCGGAAAGATCGGCTGGATCGACCGCAGCATGCAGTCCTCGGAGTTCCAACCTGACCCGACGTTCGTGGGGAAGCGCTTCGAGGATGCCCGCGCGGAGTGGATCAAGAAGGGCGTGCCCGACTCACAGCTACCGCTGGCCGACAAAGCCGTGTCCCAGGAACACATGGACCTCCTGTTGAGCTTCGCTCAGCAGAACGCCCTGGCGGAGCACGACATGGCGCAGTTCGGCACTATCGCCAACCTCGGCGCGGGGCTGACCGATCCAGTGGACTTCGCGGCCGGGGCTGTACTGGCTCCGCTAGGGTTCTCCTCCAAGGTAGGCCGGATCGGCAACGCGCTCCGCGGCGGCACCGTCAATGCTGCCCAGGGCGTCGCCTCGGAAGCCATGAGAGGTCAGTACGACCCGTCAGTGGACTTGCAGTCCTATGTTTCCAGCGCGGCCCTTGCGTTCACCCTCGGTGGCGCACTGAACCTGCGAACCGGCGAAACGGGGCAGATCGCGAAGGCCGCTGATGAGATCGCGCATGGCCCGAAGCAGGCCGACAACGCCGGCTCCGCTCGTGTAAAGGGCACGGTCGTTGACCAGATGGACGGCCCCGATGTGCCTATCAAGGACTGGCAGCAGGAGATACTGGATGACGCTGTGACTGTAGGTGCCACCAAAGAGACCAAGTGGGGCGCGGCCCGTGCGTCGCTCGCCGCCCGTCTCGGCATCAACAAGTCCGCCGCGGTCAGCAACGAGTCGAAGAAGCTCATGCGCGATGGTGTGGGCTACGCCGACAAGAACGTAGCCGTCGAGGAGTCCGCCTCGGAGATGAGCCTACGCCTACGGGATACCCGAGAGGCTGCGTTCCGACGCGCTGTAGAGCCGCTGTGGGAGGACTACAAGAAGGCGAATGGCCTTCGCATGGACTTCGGCAAAGAGGCGTTCATGAACGACGTGGGCCGCGCGATGCGCGATCCTCAGTTCAAGGCAGCACCTCAAGCAGCCGGCATCCGCGAGGCCGTCAATAGGGCCACGAAGGACGTATGGGCCGACCTCCATTCCGCTGGCGTCGAAGGCTTCGAATCCCCCCGCCCTCCTCACGAGAACTGGCTCCCACGTGTCCACTCGGCCTCCGGATGGATCGAGACGATCCAGAACAAGGGCCTGCGATTCGCCCAGGTTGTGGACGAGCTAATCGCTCCGGCCATCAAGCTGGGACGCGAGCGCGCCGGCATGGACGTCGACGACGACTACAGCAAGATCGTCGCCGAAGCCTGGGCACGTCGCGGCTACGACAAGGCCACACAGTCGCAGACCGCTATGCCACAAGGCGGCCTCCACGCCGTCGATGCGGACACCGTTGAGCATCTCCTGACGGAAGCCGGCAAGACGAGTAAGGAAGCCCTACTCCTAGTCGAGAAGCTGCGCAGTCAGCAAGCGGAAGCGTCCAAGCTGTCGCACGCCAAGGAGCGCATCGTCATGGACGAGGGCTACACCGCGAACCTCACCGACGACCTCGGGAACGTCCACAAGGTCTCCATAGCCGATCTTCTGGAGAACAACGTCGACAAGCTGACCTCCGATTACATCCGCGAGATGACCGGTTGGGCCGCTATGAAGGCGAAGACTGGGGTAGGCACCCCGGCCCGCCTGGCTGAGTACAAGGCCTTCCTCAACCACGAGTCGATTCGCTCTGGCAGCGGCGACATCTCCCGCAAGCTGGACATTGTGACCAACAGCATTCTCGGTCGCTCCACAGAAGACCAGCCACACGCCATGCTGTCTCGGTTCTCCCGCGTCGTCAGAAGCCACAACTACCTGACGACCATGTTGCAGGTCGGCTTCTCGATGATCGAGGGCCTCGGCAGCACGATGGGGGCCGCTGGGTTCCGTAACACCGTCAAGGAAATCCCCTCCGCGATGGCGTCCCTCCGCCGTATGTCGGACGGAACGCTGTCCAACAAGACCGCTGCATGGATGGAGGATGTCTTTGCCCCAGGCACGGACTACCTCCGGAACCAACCGTACCTTCGCATTGACGAAGGCGCCACGTACGGCGGCCATTCGGCTTCGATGCTGGAGCGCGGCGCCAACGGCGCAGAGAACGTGATGGCCTACGCCAAGCGCTACGCCGGCATCATGTCGTTCATGACGCCAGTGCAGACGCTCCTACAGCGTGTGGCAGGCCGCGGTGTTGCCGCAAAGCTGATCGACCTGGCGAACACTGCGAAGCTCACCAAGTCGACCGTCCAGCGGCTACGCAACGACGGACTGACCGAAGAAGGTCAGGCAGCGCTGTTCAAGCGTCTCAAGGGCAAGGGGAAGATCGACGAGATCGAGGCGGACTGGAACAACTGGTCCCCTGATGAGCGATCCTCGCTTGCTGCCTACATGTGGCGCGTAACGCATCGGGCGGTCACCGAAGGCGACGTCTCCGACACTGCCCAGCTCATGCATTCGGCAGTCGGCAAAATCTTTTGGCAGTTCCGATCCTTCATGACCAGCTCCTACGAGCGATCGCTCCTCAACGGACTCCATATGCGTGACTGGCAGACCGCCAGCATGTGGGCCGGCTCCACCTTCTTCGCTGGCGTCGGCATGGCCGCGCGCAACTACGTCAACACCATTGGGGACAAAGAGATGCGCGAGAAGCTCCTAGATCCCACCGAGCTGGGCAAGCAGGCGTTTCAACAGGCCTCTTACAGCTCGATCCTTCCCATGATGATCGACACCGTTGCGCGGGACATGCACGTGCGCGCGCTGGCCGGCGGGGCGGACAAGGGCTTCTTCGACAACGGGCGTGGTACTGGCCTGGATACTGGCGTGGCTGGCATCCCTGCCCTCAGCACCGCCAAGTCCATTTACAGCCTCATCGGGCTTCCGGCGAAGGCCGCGCAAGGCGAGGTGTCCAAGAAGGACGTGAAGGACGTGATGAAGCTGCTGTGGTTCAACAATATGACCGGCGTGAGGAACGGCCTCAACGCCTTCGCTAGCCAATTCGACGAATAACGGAGATCAATGGCAGAACTGGCCCGGGGCTACTCCTTCGCCATGTACACGGCGCAGGCGGGAGCCCCGTACACCATCCCCTTCCCCTACCTGGACTCGGAGCACATCCGAGTCTTCGCGGGGGATGTGGGGGATGCCGTGGAGCAGACCTTCAAATGGCTCGGCCCCACAGAGATTCAACTGACTTCCTCGGTCCCCGAGGGAATCCTAGTGACCGTCCGCCGATTCACGCGGCGGGACCAGATGATGGTCACCGTCAAGGACGGCGCGCAGCTGCCGGCCAAGGACGTCAACCTCAACGCGCGGCAGCTCCTCTACATCGTGCAGGAGCAGATCGACTTCGGCACATACGGTGGAGCCGGGCTTCCGGGCGGCGGTTCCGGGTGGCCCACGCCAGGTGGTGGGAACCCATCACTGCCCATCCAGCAGATCATCGACAAGCTTCTACAGTCGCCCGTCATGCAACTCCTGGTGGGCCGCATCGGCGACATCGACCAGAACGCAAACACCCTCCTGCAGGAGGTCTTGCGGAGCGACGCGTCGCTCGCCAACCGACACAAAGACCTGGAGCGGTTCGCGGGGGTCGAGACGAACGTCAAGACATTGGTAGACGATACCCAGGCGATGGCAATGCAGATCACAGACATCTATGCGAAGTACAGTGGGCACTCTGCTGACATCCTGGAGGTCCGGCAGGCAGTCGCCACGGAAACGGAAGCGCGAACCACTGCGATCACTCAAGCCCGTTCGGACTTCAACGTCGCCACGTCGGCCATCAACACGAAGCTCGATACGACCTACGCGACCAAGGACTACGCCAAGAGCGTGTCCGTACAGGAAGTGAAGGCCTTCGCGGACGGCAACTTCGCGCATCTCCAGCAACGCTTCGAGGCGATGGCTTCGGGCTCCGCTGATCCTGATGGCAAGTGGTCCGCAAACTACACAGTGCGCATCAACGCGGGAAAGATTGACGGCACCCCAGTGATCGCCGGTATCGGCCTCGGTGTCGATTCGCAGACCGGTTCTAACTTTGTCGTCATGGCTGACCGTTTCGCGTTCGTGTCACCAACCTATACGTCCTCAGGCGGCGTGCAGCAGATGAAGTACCCCTTTGTCGTCGGCACGGTGGGGGGAGTCACCACGGTGGGCATCAACGGCCAGCTCGTGGTTGACGGCTCAGTCACCGCCAACAAGATCACGGCGAACTCGCTATCAGCCATCTCTGCAAACATGGGCGAGGTGAACGGCGGAACCTTCCGCACATATCAACTGGACGGTAACGGCGCCATCATCAATCCCACTGAGTTTCGCGTGGAGATGACGAACAACCCAGGGGATGCGTACCCGCTGTGGGTGGGCTCCGGAGTCAAGAACTGGAACAACGCAGTCTTCGCAGTTGATCGCGGTGGCAACGCCAAGTTCGCGGGGACCATAGAGGCTAAGAACATGATCGGCACCCTCCAGTCATGGGGTTCGGGATCATGGCAAGGAGACCTGCGGGCAGACCTCGGCGGCAATGCCGACTCGTTCCAACTCAACCCGCCGGTGCGTCTGGGCGAAAGCCATACGCCCGTCGTCATCGCAGAGATATTGTGCAGCTCTACAAGCTCGGACATATCGAAAGCCTGGATTGCCTTACAAAGCCTTGAGGGCTCCACTTGGGTCGACGTTCGTTCGGACGTTTACACACTGCGTGGCGGCAACACCGGCACCTTTACCATCGTCTACTTTGGCCCTCTGACCGGCGCAATGAAGACCTACCGAGTCCGCATCTCTGATGCCGGATCGCATGGCGACGGCTTCCACATGTATGGCGTCCGCTCCTACACCTTCGGATTGAAGTAACTATCGCAACCAACGACACCCCCGGCTACGTCAGTAACGCTGACCTGGCCGCGCGCCTCTCGGCCCTTGTGGACCGATGGGACACTCGCGAGTACCAGATGATCGACCTTCTGACCAAACCGGAAGGAACGGCGGTCGTCACAGACGCGCTGGGACACAACCACGCCCTTCCGTCGTTCCCGCAGCTACAGAAGGATGTCGGCTCCCTAGTCACCGACCTGACTGGAGCTGTCTCGCAAACGAGAGCTTTGGTCTCCCAAGCCGCGAACTACTCGACTGACGCCCAGCATTCCGCAGAGGCCGCCGCGGCGTCTGCCGCCTCCATCGTAGGAGATGCCAGCTCGGCTGCGGCATCGGCGCTAACTGCCTCACAGAGGGCCGCTGCCGCTGATAATTCCGCCAGCGCAGCGGGAGCATCCGCCTCCGCCGCGAAGATATCGGAGACCGCAGCTGCATCAAGCACCGCCGCTGCCGCTGCGTCTCGCGACAACGCGGGGTTCTCTGCGGAAGCTGCGAAAACCTACAAGGATTCTGCGGCAATCAGTACGAACCTCGCCGACCAGTACGCGAATGCAGAGGTCAATGTGCAGGTAACGCCAGGCCACTACTCTGCCTTCCACTGGTCAGAGCAGGCGCGCCTCACTGCTATTGGTGCGCTGATCTACCGAGGATCGTGGGATGCCTCCACTGGCGCCCTGCCTACCTCGCCCAAGGTTGGTGATTTCTACTTCATCTCGAAAGGCGGCTCCGTAGGCGGCGTCGGATATGTATCCGGCGACATGGCTGTTTACGACGGCACGGCTTGGGACCGAATCGACAATCAACAGTTGGTCACCAGTGTGGCTGGAAAGATTGGTGCTGTGACGCTCAGCATGTCAGACATTGGCGATCTCCAGACCGCCTTGAGTGCGAAGGCCTCGCTCGACTCCCCGACATTCACTGGCGCGGTCACGGTTACCAATAATTCGCTTCGACTGAGCGGCTGGAATGGAACGAACTCGGATGGTGTCGTCTACTTCGGTGGCGGCGACTCTTACATCTATAAAGGCGCCAACAACTTCTCGTTCAAAAACGAACAGGGCGGCTGGAACGCAACGCTTTCCAGCGGCGGCGTCATCTGGACCGCGAACAACTTCAACCCCGCCACCAAGCTCGACGCTCGTGCATCCCTCGGGGTGACGGGGACGATCATCTCGGACTGGAACAACGCCGACACCAATGGTTGGTACATGGCTTCCAACGCCTCGAACGCACCGTCGACAGGCTGGTACTTGGGGCGAGTAACGAAGCACAACGATGATTGGATTCAGCAAGAGGTATGGGACTTCACGGCACCGGCCGAATCTATCCGTTACCGTCGCCAAAAGATGGGCGGCACATGGGGCGCCTGGACCGGCAAGCTTCGCTTCAGCGGAGACGGAAACCCCGCCAATGCAGAGAACATGACCGCACTCACGCTATCAGGCAGCTACGGCGGCGGCCTCGGAATGATTGACGGCGGTGCGCAGGGCCGTATCTGGACCACCAACGATGGCTGGCTGCATTTCGGAACCGGCAGCACCGGACAGGGCGTGACCGAACGTATCGCTGTTAGCGCCGCGGGCGTGAAGATCATGGGCGGCCCGAACATCAATAACGAAGGCGGCATCTTCCGAGTGGACGGTACGATCCGTTCGTACAATCGCTCGCAGACCCTTGCCGCCAACGGAGCCGCATGGGTCGAGTATCCACGCGTCTATGTCCAGGGCGGAGACCCTGGCGGCCAGGCCCAAGACGGCGACCTTTGGATTTGGTGATCCATGGGAATTCTTCGTAGACAAGGGGGAGGCTGGGCCGCCCCCTCAATTGTTCGTCGCCGTGCAGGCGGTGGCTGGGCCGACGTGCAAAACATCTATCGCCGCGAGAGCGGTGGCTGGGTTTTGGCGTGGACGGCTTATACGCCACTGAGTATCTCTGCCAGCACCATCTCCGGAATGACGCCGGGCAAGGGCACCTTCACGATTGGGAACTCCGCGCCCTTGGTCACTGGTGGGCGCGCGCCACTCACCTTCTCCATCGCACGCATTTCCGGATCGACCCAAGTCACCGCAACCCAAGTGGGCGATGGAAGCAGCGCACAGATTCGAGCTACCAGCGCAAGCACGTCCGGCCTCACTGCCAGCGCCGTTTTCCGCTGGACCGTCTCGGACGGCATCACGTCCGCCACTGCGGACTTCACGGCCTTCAGTCAGGGCCTCCAATAACCCCCAAAGACATGCACAACGACACCAAGCTCATCGTATTTCCGCTCATCTTCGGCGCCGCCATCGGCTTCGCCCAAGTGTTGGCTAAGGGCAAGCCCTTCGACTGGCGCCTCGCCATCGCTCGCTCCATCCTCAACGGCGCTCTCGGCCTCTCCGCCGGCTTCGCCCTGATCGTGTTCCCTGCGATGCCCCTGCCGGCTCTCGTGGGCCTCGCATGCATCCTCAGCTCCTTGGGCACCTCTGCCCTTGAGCGACTGTTCCAGCGCGTCCTGGGCGGCTCCAGTGGCGGCCAGTAAGGAAGCCCTTAACGCCCTTCACACCGCCATCGCTGAGAAGCTCACCGAGAGCATCGAAGCAATGCCAGCGGGCGAGAAGGGCCTCGCCGCGATCCTCAACGTCGCGCGGCAGTTCGTGAAGGACAACGGCATCGAAGCCGTGCCGGCCGATGGCAGTCCTTTGGGGCGACTCAACGACAAGCTCAAGGAGTTTCCATTTAAACCTGACGAGGTGCATTGACCTCGAAGCACCCTTTCGAGGACTTCCGCAACTTCGTCTTCCACATATGGAAGCATCTCAACCTCCCGTCGCCCACGCCGGTTCAGTACGACATCTCGTCGTATCTGCAACACGGTCCGCGGCGCCGGGTGATTGAGGCGTTCCGAGGTATCGGTAAGTCCTGGCTCACGGCGGCCTATGTGTGCTGGCTGCTGTGGAAAGACCCTCAGCACAAGATTCTGGTCGTCTCCGCATCCAAGGACCGAGCAGACGCCTTCTCGATCTTCGTGAAGCGCCTGATCGAAACGGTTCCCGAGCTGGCCCACCTGAAGCCCCGAGGTGACCAGCGAAACTCGAACCTGGCCTTCGATGTTGGCCCTGCCCTGCCCGACCAGTCCCCCTCGGTGAAGTCCGTGGGTATCACCGGTCAGCTCACCGGCTCCCGCGCGGACACGATCATCGCGGACGACGTGGAGGTGGTGAAGAACTCGGCGACAGTCACCCAGCGCGAGAAACTCGCGGAACTCATCAAGGAGTTCGACGCGATCCTAAAGCCCCTGGCGTCGTCCGAGATCATCTACCTCGGAACACCTCAGACCGAGGAGTCGATCTACAACCTCCTGCCTGCGCGTGGCTACGAGATTCGCGTGTGGCCTGCGCGGTACCCCAAGGACCAGAAACACTACCTGCAATACCTAGGGAGGCTCGCCCCGTTCATTGCGGAGGCCTTCGAGGCCGGCCGCGGCGCGCCCTGGAGTCCCGTGGAGCCCACGCGGTTCCATGAGGAAGATCTACTGAAGCGAGAGGCGTCCTACGGGCGCTCGGGCTTCATGCTCCAGTTCATGCTGGACACCACGCTGTCCGACGCTGAGCGCTATCCGCTCAAGCTGTCCGACCTGGTGGTGATGGACATCGACCGAGAGGCGGCACCCATCCGCGTGATGTGGTCCTCCGGCCCTGAGTACGTCGTGCAGGACATCCCTGCCGTCGGATTCACCGGAGACCGCCTGTATCGCCCGATGTACGCCGCGAAAGACGTGGAGGAGTACACGGGCGCGGTGATGACCATCGATCCCTCAGGACGCGGCGGTGACGAAACAGGTTATGCCGTGGCCAAGCTTCTCCGCGGCATGGTGTTCCTGCGGAGAGCCGGCGGAATCAAGGGTGGCTACTCAGATGAGGCTCTGGAGGCCATCGCGCACATCGCACGGGCCGAGAAGGTCAAGACCATCGTGGTCGAAAGCAACTTCGGCGACGGCATGTTCTTGAAGCTACTGGAGCCCGTGCTCCGCCGCATATACCCCTGCATTATCGAGGAGGTCCGCAGCACCGGGCAGAAGGAGCGTCGAATCATCGACACTTTGGAGCCAGTGATGAACCAGCACCGCCTAGTGGTGGATGCTGCGCTCCTGAGGGCTGACCAGAAGGACGATCAGCAGTACCAGTTGTTCCACCAGCTAACGCGCATTACCCGCGACCGCGGCGCGCTACGCCACGACGACCGCCTGGACGCCCTGGCTATGGCCGTACAGTTCTGGACGGACTATCTCGACCGCGACGTCACCCGAGAGGAGGACAAACGAGCCGAGGAGCTGTTCGAGCTGGAGCTACGGAAGTTCGAGGAGTCGGTATTCGGATTCAGCCGGCCCCGCGACAACTACTACGACAACTACTAGCCCATGTATTTGTGCCAAAGGAAGCCAGCGATCGCCCCGGCGCCGGACCACAAACCACGCGCAGCCCATGACAGGCCGCGCTTCAACTGAGATGACTTGACCTCGGCGTCCTTCAGCTCAAGTCTTGAAAAGAGTGACTGCACGGCGTCGGATTTCCTCTCGTCAATCCCCGCATGAACCCGCGCGACCACCTCAGGTCGGGATAGGAGCACCTTATCCTTGACCGCTTCAACGTAAGCGGTCTTGCAGTATTCCGCAAAGTCGTAGACCTCGGAGAAGATCATCTGACTCCAGAATGCCTCGCGCTCTCTGCGGAACCACGGGTCGTGAGCGATCTCCCACGTGAACTGCTCGACGCCGAAACTCTGGAGCTGATTGATCCTGGCTCCATAGGCGTCGATAAACTCCTTGGAGCCCACGCTAGAAATAGCTCCCGAGGCGCGCGCCTCAATCAACTCCCGGAGTACATCGGGGAGCCCCTTCTTGAGCTGCTCCGCCTTTAACCGCAGCGCGTTCATCGCTGCGTCCCGTACGCTCATCCTTATGCCCTCTCTCGGAGACATCAATAGCCTACCAACTCACCCCGCGCCTCGAAGGCTTCCTCGTGGAAGCCGAAGGGGAGCGCCTGACCGCCTACAAAGACGTGGCGGGCATCTTGACCATCGGCGTCGGCCACACCGGCTCCGATGTCAAGCCAGGGATGGCCATCTCGCGGGCAGAGTCCCGTCGGCTGCTGGCCCAGGACGTACAGTCCGCAGCCCAGGCCGTTGCCTCAGGCATCGACGTTCCGCTTGGCGGACCTCAGTTCGACGCCCTGGTAGCCCTGGTGTTCAATATCGGTGCCGGCAACTTCCGCACCTCCACCGTCCGCCGGCTCATCAACGAGCTGATGTTCGGCGCCGTGCCTGCGGCATGGCGGCTCTGGAACAAGGTCACCGTCGACGGCCGTAAGATCGTCTCCGCCGGCCTGGTGAATCGCCGCGAGGCTGAACTGAAGCTCTGGAACAGCCAGGCGTGACGACTGTCGTTTGGGACGGCCATACGCTGGCCGCGGACACGCAGATCACAGCTGACTTCAAGACTCACGGCCACAGCAAGTTCTACAGGTTCTCTGACGGTTCCATAGGCGCCTTCGCGGGCACCTGGAGCCGCGTACAGGAGGCGCAGCGCTTCATCGACGGCCTGGTCGACGCGTGCCCTTCCGAAGACTGGTCCGCCCTTGTGGTGCATCCTGGAGGCCATGTGGACTTCATCGACGGCGACGGGTGCCGACTCGACGTGACGGGTACCTTCTACGCCATCGGGAGTGGCGCCCACTTCGCCCTAGGAGCCCTTCACTGCGGCAGGACCGCCGAGGAGGCCGTCAGGGTGGCGGGGGTATTCGACCACTACACGGGAGGCGCTGTGGAGGTCGTGAGGGCGTCCGAAGTCGTTGCTGTGCAGCTCAGCAGGAAGACCACTCGCAAGCGGTGAGACAGGCCAGGTCTAGGGTACGAAGATGTCTCATTGGGAATCCTCTACTCGCGATAAGCCCCGACAGGAACCGCGCGGCCTCTGCAATGTTTGTGGTCAGTTGACCGGCGTCTACTACATCAACCGCGAGTGCTGTCACTGCCACCAGGGGGATGTCATCCATGCTGGGTACTTCCATGTCCAGGATTGTCCCTTCTGCAAGGGCAAGGATGAGCAGAAGTGCAACGTCTGCTGGGGGATGGGCTTCACTGCGATCCCAACTGAGGACCAAGACGACTTGAACCGAGGGTGCCAGTTTCACAACCGCTACTGCATCAACCCCTGGGAGTGGTGGAAGGAGAGAAGGAAGGTACCCAGGAAGCATCCTGAGGAGACCTTAGGGGACTCTTAAGGGTTACCTATAGAGTCTTCCTCCGGTCGCTCCGCTCCTATGTTCCACGTTATATTAATCGCTCAACAGGAACAGGGACTTAGCATGAAGCGCGTTGTTTGCGTCTTGGCCGCCGTGATGGTGCTCGCGGCTTGCACCGGCATCACCCCGCGGGCATCGCGTATTCAGGTACACCCTGCGAACTCCACCGTCATTGCGTCGTGCACGAAGATCGGACCTGCGACGGCAGAGGCATCAGGTTGGGGCACGCTCAGCTACGATCAGATGAATCAGCAAGCCGAGAACGACCTGCGTGATGCCGTTGCGTCCCAATATGGTGATGGAGCTGATTCCGTAGTGCTTCTGAATGTCGAAACACGCATGAACTCTGCGACCGCTCACGGCGTCGCTTACAAGTGCTACTGAGCGCACAAGTTGAAAAGCCCGTCTTCGGTATGGGACGATAGGGCCGGAGTTGATCCGGCCCTGTCCCGCTTTACGTTATTTTCATTGCGGAACGATGAGTCATCACTCTCTACCCTCCTCGGCGAGTACGTATGTCGCCCCGGTTGCGTAGCGCCTCGCAGCGCGGTTGAACCGAACCCTAGTTCTGTTGGCGCAGGCTAGGGTTCACTCTTCTTCCTCTGGCTCGCCGTCAGCATCATCACGACCCTTCAAGCCCCAGCCGAACTTCCGGCTCGCAACGAAACGTTCGTCCTTACTCATTAACGTGCTGAGCAAAGCCTGCTGATTGGGGCTATTTAGTCGCAAGCCGATTGAATTCAGCAGGGCAACCAACTCTGTGGTCTTCTTCCGACCATCAGAGAGCAGTCCCGCAACGCGAGCCAGAATTTGCTCATTTGCGGAGTTATCTACGGTGGTGCGCAGTCGTGCGTCACGCTTTTCTCGAGCTTCCTCAACGAGACGTACTGCGGTGGCAGTTTCCAACTGGTTGCCCAAGCGAGCGCTCGGTGCAGGAGGAATCGAAGACGGTTGGATGTGCATGGTCTTTGAGCTCTGCTGAAGTTGACCGTACACACCCAAAAACTGGACGAGATGGTGTCGTTCTTCCTGCAGCGAGCGAAGCTGCCCCTCTACGTAGCCAAGCCGCTGCTTGCACGCTTCAATGAAGGCGCCGATGGGCATGTCCTGATTGTAGAAGTTCGATTCCATGGTCAAGGACGCTACGCCCCAAATGTTAGTTCGTCAACAATTATTTTCGAAGAAAATTTCCGGCACCCATTTCTGAATATCCACAGGATTCGTTAATTTCCACAAATATTCACCACAGATTTCCGTTGGGGTATCTGACAGCCGAGGAAGCGCGCGATCCCCCGGTACCCCCTCCGATACCTGCCGCCGCGCGCGCGATCATCAATGCGCGAAGGCCTCCTCCGGCACCTGATGCGGCACCCAGCACGCTAACCTGTTGATTCCACGTCTTATGCATTGGATTAGGGGTGCAGCGTCCATGCCGCCCTGCCCCATATGACGCCCCTACGGACACCGCATGACGCCCTGACGGGCCTGCACACGTTCGCGTTCGTGTCTGCTCTGATCTGTCGTTTTCGATCCGGCCACCATCCGGCCCCTATCGACCACCACAAGGCACCCAGCGGCCTCCCCAGGCCATCGCATGGCCTGTTCGCCCTCACGGCCTCCTAGGGCCACCTAACGATGACGTCATCTCAATGCTTGCGTTTTCGCAATCATGTGGTATGATGCGCAGCAAGTCACGGCATGGATGCCACTGACCAGCTCGCAGGACAGCCTGCCGGCGCGGTGATGGACCACTAGGCAACCGCGAGCCGCCCTAAGGGCAAGCGCGGAGCCGCAAGGGAACCGAGGGACTAGCCAACTGGCCCCCAAGGGAAACGAACGGCGAATGGCGGCCCCGCCGCCTGCCTACCGGGCACCGCCTCACGGACTTATGATTGCGATATCTCAATCATTGACATTTCGAAGTTGCGATGTAAGATGTGCAGCAAGTCGGGGCGAGTCAGAGACGCCCACCCAAGCGAAACGCTCGGGCTAGTAGTGATCCTTCACAACCGAGGATGTCCACCCTGCTCCGGCAAGGGCACGGTGGGCGAGATATGGAAGCCGGGGCGGCGCCTTAAGCCGCCCTTGGTGAACCCTCACAAGCCCTTTGGACGACCAGATGGCTTATGTGGATTCACCACAAGGAACCAAGGGGTTACTACGCCCATTGGATTGCGTTAACGCAAGGATTGCATTGATTGGAGCGTGCGATGCGGAACGTACCGGAAGGGGACGGTAAGCGCACGGTCGGCGGGGAGTACCGCCACCGCAGAAGACCAACGGCCGGCCCTTGGTGGCCGGTGCAACCGAACAGGAGAAGACGTATGGCCGGGTTGGCTGGAGTAATGGTGATGTGTGTGGTGATTGGGTCTCTACTCGGCCTCCATGTCAGCCGTTTTCTCGGACTGAGGGGCTGACCATGACGCCAAGCAAGATGCTCAAGTTCAAGCGTCGAGTGTGGGCGGGAGAGGTGCGCGGATGGCGCCCGAGGATCAGGAGTGCACGGCATCCGCTCCATGCCACATTCCGAGCTATGTGGGTCATTCACCACTGGGTAAAGCAGGACGTACATCAGCGAACCGTCACCCTCTACGGCTGGCGCCTCCGCGCTGTGGATACGGAGGCATGACCATGAGCATCCGCTATGGAAACAGCTCCTACACCATCCGAAAGACGCGAGGCCGTCCTACCTGGGAGGTATTCCGCGACGGCCGCAGAGTGCAAGACGGCCTGTCCGAGCTGGGCGCCTATGCCTGGGCGCGGCTCGATGGGGAGTACCGCGCATGAAGATGCACCGTTACACGCTAGTCCGCCTTGTCGGCCCCGCCGTGGAACGCATGGCCTATATCGGGCCGTCCTCTGGACTCCCTGAGGGCTGGTCGGTCCACAAGAGGTGCGCCGTGATCTAGATCAATGAGTGTCCATTCGCCGAGTGGGCACCAGTGGACCTAGCAGGGTGCTACGATGACAAAGCGACCACCAAACAACGGGCAGCAGCCCATGAACCAAGACGAACGTGAGAAGGTACGCGCGGAGATCGGCAAGCTGATGGCCGAGACCGCCAAGATCAACGCAGAGGCCCGTTGGTATCCCTTCGTGGCCTGTGCAGGTGTCTTCGGAGCGGCGCTCGCCCTCCTGAAGGTGCTCAATGTCTGAAAGTCCTGAGGGGGACGGACCTACAATGGATGTGCTGAAGAACCTCCACTTAGACAAGTGGTACAAGGTAGTAGTGGCGCTCAGCGCTGCGGCTCTTATTGCCGCCCTGACAATTCCACTTCAGATACCCAACGGACAGGTTGCAAAAGTAGCGCTTGGCGCCTTCCTGTTCGGCATAGCTGAGTGGATGCAGCACCCTCTCGTAACGCGGATTGCCCCTGGCATGAAGATCACAGGCTACCCACGGAGGGCTAGCGTGTCAGGGACTGTTACCGACATCTTGGGACTCGCGCTTATAGCCTGGGGCACCGTCCAGCTTCTTCACGCATAGCCCGCTACAACACTTGACCTCTAAACCCGGCCACCGTGCCGGGTTTTTTGTTGCCCAAAGGAATGACCATGCCCCGCATTTATGTTGCCTGCCTCGCCTCGTACAACAATGGCGTGCTGCACGGTCGCTGGATCGACCTCGACGGGTTGGATGAGATCGAGGTCCAGGACGAGATCAACGCGATGCTACGGGAGTCGAAGTATCCGAACGTCGAGTACACGTGCGCTGAGTGCGGCGGTAATGGCCTCGACAGCAGCGACGACGCCGTGTACGAAGCGCGCCGCCTGACCGGCGGAATCTCGGAGCGTCCGCCCTCGCGCCCCTGCCCGCATTGCGACGGCAAAGGCAAGTACGCGAGTGCTGAGGAGTACGCGGTGCACGACTACGACGACCTGCCGTCATCCTTCGGTGAGCACCCGAGCATCACGGACCTTGTGGAGTACGTGGAGAAGATGGATACGCATGGCGACGTATGGACGGCTTATGTAGAGCACTGCCGCGACATCGGCGCCGATCCGACCGAAAGCCACTTCGAGGACTGTCGCACTGGCGAGGCTGATTCTGAGCTGGCGTGGGTCGAGAACTTCCTTGAGGAGTGCGGAACGCTCGATAGCATCCCGGAACACCTGCGGCGCTACTTCAACACCGAGGCGTATTTGCGAGACATGAAGCTCAACGGCGACGTGGAATTCGTGGACTACGCAGGCACCACCTACGCATTCTGGCGGCACTAAGTCGCGTTCTTATCGACCCACTCGACCGCCCAACTCCTCGCGTACTCCACGGCGGCCTCCTCAGAAATCACATGGACGCCCTCAGGAGACTCAGCGAGAACCACATCCGCCTTCCCGTCCTCGCGCGGGAGGCACACCGCGACCTTGGCGCGGAACCCGCCTGATTCCAGGCGGATCGGGTCGCACATGAGCACGAACCCCTTGTAGTAGAAGCAGCGCTCGTCCTGATCCATGACGACATCGTACACCTCGCTCTACTGAGGATGCGCGCAGCCTTTGAGCAAGAACTGCTTGACGACGCCTACCACGTCCTGGCCGGAAATCTCACTATTGATGGCTTCGCAGTTCACCTTGAAAGGGACGTCCTGCGGCATTACCAAGGGTTGCCCATCCGCAGATGCTCGATTGAGGACTATCCAGACCCTCGTTTCCGCTGCATCAGCCCCAAGGATGCCCAAGACATTCAGCCCGGAGCCGTTGATGTTCTCCTTAAGGATTGGCTTCGGCTCCTTATTGCCCCGGTTATCGAACTCCACACCTTGAAGGACGGCGTAGTAGTCCTTATTGGCGAGCTCTCCGCGGCCAAAGTAGCCCGTGAGTGCGAGATAAAGCCCACCGGCGCCGAGCAATAGGACTAGTAGAATTGCTACACCGTACAGCCAAGTGCCGCTTGTCTGTGCTTCGTTGTTCAAGAGACGTCCCTCAGTCAGTGCCGGTCGAACTCAGACAGATCAGGCGGCGTGTCACCAGGCTTGAGGTTAAAAATCCTGACTCCGGGCAAGCTGGAAATCTGATTCATCATGTCACCCGGCGCAGTCGTTGGGGTAACAGGAATGCCGCCAGCATTTAGCGCGCTTCCCACCGCCGTAGAGCAGTTATGCTGGATGACTCCGTACTTCGACTTGCTGTAAGCGCGCATCGCCCAGTCCATTGCAGCTTCGTCAGCACTGCTTGTGTAAGGAATAATGGCGATAGTGACACTGCGCTGCATGAGCTGCCTGTTCACATAGTCGGTAACACTCGCACCATAGGCGTCTACAGTTCCATAGCTGTACAACCCAGCCCCGGTGTTTGTCAGCGCAATGTGTCCAGCTGGGTTGCCGTTCGTAGCTCCGCTATAGATCGCCATAGTGGCAAGACCTAGCGGATCGACCGCGATGAGCGGATTGTTGCGGACGTATGCGTAGGTATTCGGCCCAGCGGCCAGCCCGATAGGATCAGATTGGAGATAGCGAGCATCCGCACGATGACTGACCGTGCCCATACACAGGGCCGCTAGACTTATCGCAAGTACCTTCCTCATTGGACTCCTCCTTGTTGACCAGCCTTCGCGTGCTCGACAGTTTCTAAATAGCCAGCTCTGTGTTCCTGGCTCTCGGGCACCCACCCGAGGCTTTCGATTTTTCGTACCAGCGCGACCTGGTTGCGATAAATTTCCATGTAGCCCTCTCGCATCGAGAGCGGCATCCGATCGGGCGTCGGGTAGCGCTTGGCATATCGCTCATTGACGATGTCGCGATAGGCAATTCTCCGCACCAACAGCGCCACGATGTTGTTCGCATCCACCTTGAGCGCCAAATCCGTAAGGAGCATGGTTTGCTCGGGAGAACGCCTCTCGTGATAGAACTGCATCAGCGTGCCAATCGGAATGAGCAATGCCTCTCGCCGGCTAAGCGGACGCAGATAAATGCCCGTCGCTACGGCGCGGGGCGTAATGCCCAGCTCCTTCTGGTAATTACTATCGGACTTCGTTCCGCCCGTCGTGGCCTCGAAGTTCAACCACTCGCCATTTTCCCGCTTGTACTTGGCAAAAACGTGGTAAGGAGCGGTCGCCAGAGTGACGGGCAGTCCTAGCTTTTGACCAAGGATGACGAACAGAACAGGCATCGAAACGCAGTTCCCCTTGCGCGTGGCCAGATAGTGCGACATCAACTTCCCGGGGATGCTTGTCCCCAGCTCGTCATCCAGGTCGTAGCTAAAGGGGTGAAAATCGTTCCATGGGCCAGGCTGGTAAAGAGTGGACGCGAGCAGCGCAATCTTGGCGTCATTGCTCGGCGTAGCGCCCTGGGGAAACCTTGCTCTTACCTTGGAGGCCCAAGCGTCCAACAGTCCCAGGGTTGCCTGCTCGTCTACTGTCGGATCAATCATCCGCTCGATATGCACCTCTGCACGAGCCAGGTCAATCTGATCTTCGCGCTGCTGCAGCAAGGATTCGAGAGTGCTGAGGTTGGGATCGGCGATCTGCGCGTCAATCGGAGGCACGACGGCGCGGCTAGGGAAAATAGCTCCCAGAGCCAGCGTAATTATTAGGGTAATGAACCAACGCTGCATCCTGCCTCCCTGCTCCAAGCGCGGTGTCGCCTCTCCTTAAGTGACCGCCTTTTTGACGACAGCCCTCTTTTTCTTTGTCTGCTTCTTGTCAGCGGGCTGGCTTTCGAAAAAAGCGATCAGCTCATTCCATCTGACTTTGACGCCTCTGCCGGCGCGAGTCTTGCCTTTGCACCATTCGATTGTCCCCCTTCCCAACCTCAGATCACCTAAGAAGTCGTCATTGTTGTCATAGACGTCAAAGGTGACCCCGTTGTTGCCGAGGTCCATCGTGACATTCAGATCCTTGATGCTGATTTTCACTGCAACCCCCTGTGGCTACATGCAGACGAAATGGTCACTCACTGGGTTGTGACAGATATGTGAAGAACCATCTGCAAGCGCGAACGTCAAACCAGCCGCCTACGAGGCGGCTTTCTCTTGCCCGCAATCCGCCCGAGGAGAAACACCATGCCCCGCAAGAACGCCAGAAACACCGCCGCCAACCTCTACGCCGTGCAGTTCGAGCAAGAGGGCCGCCGCTGGTGCGAGTCCGTCCGAGCCAACGCGCTGTACGACGCGGAGCTGTGGGCGAACGGCCAAGCCCGGCTGCGCCGCCTGCGCGTTGTCATCACCCTGCCCCTGAACCCGGAGGGCTGAAATGGAACGCGAGAACTTGCGGAAGTGCGCTGTCCGCGGCGCGGGCGGCACCATGCCCCCCATCGAGCAACAGGCGGCCCCTGCATGACCGGCAGGACGCTCTGGTACTTCGTGACCCTGGGGGGCCTCTGCGCCCTCCTGGGTTTCCTGGCAACCCTGACGAAAGAGAAAGGGCTTCTGGTCGCGATGGAGGCCGCCTACATCCTCCTGGTCGCGTCCTTCCTCGCGGCTGGATGTAGGCGTACCGGAAAACTGCTGTCAGGTAAATCTGACACCACAAGGGTTTGACTGTGATGGCCTTCTCATTTCTTGTGCGGCTGAATGTCGCACTCGACTCAAGTCCTGACGTTGCCGAAATAGAAGCCATCGCAAGGGCTTGCGGATGGCAATGGTCACAGGATGACAACTACTGACGCTGTCTGCGCATTGCCCTGGTGGTGCCTCCCTAGGGAGGATTCCCCGGTCCTGACAAGAGTCAACCTTTTACTTACGGAGAACGTTGTGTCCGGTATCATCCCGCGTGTGTCCATCCTCCCGCTTGAGAAATACAGGAGAGGCGAGTTCTGGATGGACAAGCCAGCACCGCGCACATATCTCATTGTTCTCGGTATGTGCAGGGTTTACGTTGCTTGGGGACGTACCCAGCCACCACAAAGGAACTCCGATGATCTCCATGACGCCGACCGATTCGGCCCACGTCATGCTCGAATTGATCCGCTTCGTCCGGACGCAGACGCAGACCGGCCCGAAGTTCACGCTCGCGAACCTGGCAACCCTGTTCGCCGTATGCGAGAACCCCGGCGCCACTCAGCCTGATATCGCTAGCGCGGTGGGCTCGATCGATCCGGCGACGCTCACCCGACATTTAAATCTGCTATCTGGCTTGTCGACGTCAGAGGACATGGGCGTTAAGCCCCTCGTCTACACGCAGCGAAACGTTCAGAACCGTCGATTCAACGATGTGTATCTGACCGAAGAAGGGCAGAGGTTTGCTAACGACTTCGCCGCGCACTTCAGCAAGATCATCAATAGGACCGTAAAGCCGCGCTAGCTCAGCGCCGACCGGTCCCACATAACCCGCCCTAGTGGCGGGTTTTTTCGTTTCTGGAGGAAAGAAAAATGCCCTTGGAACTGAAGGGAGCAGTCAAGCCAGGCCAGCCCGACCGCCGCTACTACATGATGCGCGTTCAGGTGAACGGCCGGCGTGTGGTCATGTCCACGGCCACCCGAGACCGCAAGTTGGCCGAGCAGCGCGAGCAGATGGTCTTTAACGCGCTCTGTAAGGACGCCACGGCGTCGAAAGAAGACCTGATGGCACTTATCCATGGTGACCACGAGGCGCGCCGCCGTATCGCCGTGCGTGCCGTGAACGGGATGACGCTCAAGGAAGCCTTTGCTCGCTGCTTCCGAGACACCAAGGGCTGGCTCCTGATCCGCTCCCAAGACACCTACAAGATCAACACTACTCACGTACTCGAAGTCCTGGGCGAAGACACGCCCATCATCCAGATCGACCGCGACATGCTGGAGGGCTTCGCGCGCGGCGAGCTGGCGAAGGGTTACGCCATGGCGACCATCGACCGCCGGCTTGCCTGCGTAGGGAAGATGCTGACCCTCGCGGTTAACGAGTGGAAGGTGCTCAAGTTCGCCCCGAAGATGCCCTACTTCAACAACAAGAAGAACCGGCGGAAGTTCGTCCTGAACCCTGAGCAAGAGGCGGCACTGTTCGAGGCGGTGCGGAGCCTCCAGTTCATGGCCCCCTCGTCCAAGGGTGGGCGCCCTCGGAAAAACGACGGGCTGGAGCATGTGTTGCTATTCATCGCACTGATCGAGGGCGGGATGCGCCTGAGCGAGGGCCTCAACATCCAGTGGGCGGACATCGCCTACACCACCGAGGGAGAGGGCCTCATCCGCTTCTGGCGGGCCGAGGAGATCAAGAATGGTGAGGCCCGCACTGTCCCCATGACGGAAGCCTGCAAAGCCGCCATAGAAGCGCGTAGGGGCAATCCGGGCGGTCCGTTCAAGGGCATGACCAAGCGGCGGGCTCAGCACCTCTGGACGCGCGCCAAGGAGTCCGTGGGAATCACGCAGAAGGACTGCGTCATCCATTCCCTCCGCCATACCTGCGCCTCGCGCCTGCTGGAGGCCGTGGGCGACATCAAGCTGGTCCAGGAGTGGCTGGGCCACACGCAGATCACCACGACCTCGGAGACCTACGCTCACGTCCAGACGCGCCGGATGGTGAGTGCGGCTGGGGCCTTGAACCAGCTCCGGGCCGCTGGCACCAAGAAGTCGTCGCCGAAATGATCCTGAGACAGCAATCGTTGATTGGAGTTAACTCTTGCGACAAGTAACGAGTTAACCCATTGATTTCGTTGCAAGGGAGATGGTGCGAAAGGAGGGACTCGAACCCTCACGGGGTTAACCGCTGGAACCTAAATCCAGTGCGTCTACCAATTCCGCCACTTTCGCATCGGACCGACCGG